GATTTTTCTGATAATCTTTAGAATTGAGACTTGTCCAGGCGGATGTTATTTTGGTCGGTTCATTATAATAAGACTGAATACTAAGACAGTTTGTTCGGTTTAAATTTAATTTCGTAGTTACATACGTAATTAGCCAAAGTAGAATAACGACAACAAAAGACATTCCGAACCAATGTATTGCTACTGGGGATATAGTAGTATGTAACATTTCGCGCATATTTTTAACACTTAAATTTGATAATATATTTAAAGAATTTGTTTTAGGGGCAGATGATTGTGGATTCATTTTATTAAGTCGGTATATTATAATATTATATATATATTGATATTAATAATATTGATAATATTTATATTAATAATATTGATATTAATATTAATAATATTGATATTAATAATATTGATATTAATAATATATATATAAAACTTGTTAAAATTATTAATATGTTAAATATATATAAAAAATAATGACAGGAGGTTTACTAAATATTGTATCCTTTGGAAATCAAAATGTTATACTAAATGGAAACCCCAAAAAAACATTTTTCAAATCTACATATGCAAAATATACAAATTTTGGTCTACAAAAATTTAGAATAGACTTTACTGGGCAGCGCTCTCTACGATTATCTACAGATTCGAAGTTCACATTTTATATACCACGTTATGCAGATTTATTAATGGATACGTATATCGTTGTGACTCTTCCAACTATATGGAGTCCGATTATGCCACCAAGTAATTGTAATGAAAATTGGGCACCATACGAATTCCGCTGGATAGATAATTTAGGAACACAAATGATAAAAGAAATCGTAATATCGGTTGGCGGGCAGACGCTACAAGTATTAACTGGTAAATATTTATTAGGGCTTGTTCAGCGTGACTTTTCGGAAGATAAGAAGAAATTGTATGATGAGATGACAGGTAACATATCAGAATTAAATGATCCAGGAAATTCAGGTAGCCGGATAAATACATACCCGAATGCTTATTATACGACATTATCACAGGGATCTGAGCCGTCTATACGTTCTCGTAAGTTATATATACCGATAAATGCGTGGTTTACGCTTTCCAGTAAAATGGCTTTCCCGCTTATTGCGCTTCAGTATAATCAGCTACAGATAGACGTAGTTATGCGTCCAATACAAGACCTTTATACTATTCGTGATGTAATGGATCCAATCAATGGGTGGCCAACAGTTAGGCCGAATTATACGAAGGAGTATATGCAATTGTATAGGTTTCTACAGTCGCCACCGAGTGTGAGTTTGGCAACAGATACATACCAAAATTCGGCGCAATCAGAGTGGAATGCTGACATTCATCTGATAAGCACGTATGGGTTTCTATCAAACGACGAAGCTAAAGTATTCGCGGCAAACGAGCAGAAATATTTGATAAAGTCGGCGTATGAATGGAATTTCAATAATGTGACAGGGTCGCAGCGTGTATGGTTGGAGAATACGCTTGGTATGGTGAGTAGCTGGATGTTTTTCTTTCAGAGGAGTGACATAAATCTGCGAAATCAGTGGAGCAATTATACAAACTGGCCTTATAGTTATTTGCCGGTGGATGTAGTCCCTGCGCCAGTTAGTCCGTTGATCGATTATGGCGGGCAATATGGGGCATTAAATTTGCCGTGTGTTCCATCACCACCAATTGGTATTGGACCAAATATTGGTCCGGGTTATAATCCGGTGACTACAAACAATACAGGGTATTTCGTTACACAACCATTTAATGTCGAGAATCAGCGAGACATATTGTTGAATCTTGGTATTTTATTGGACGGTAAATATCGTGAGAGTCCTCTTGACGCAGGAGTGTTCAATTATGTGGAAAAATATGTGCGAACAAAGGGAAATGCGCCTGATGGGTTATACTGTTACAATTTTTGCCTTGATACTGATCCATTTATTATACAACCGTCTGGTGCTTTAAATACGAGCAAATTTTCAAATGTTCAGTTTGAATTTACTACGTTTTATCCACCTTTGGATCCTAATGCGAATTTTCTTACGATTTGTGACTCGCAAACGAATCCTCTTACTGGTGAACCGATACCAATCGGAGTAAATAAGCCTGTATGGCGTATATATGATTATAACTATAATTTAGTAATATTGGAAGAACGTTTCAATGTTGTGACATTTATGTCAGGCAACGTCGGGCTTATGTATGCGAGATAATCTAGGCACGAGTAAAAGATGAAATACAATATATCGCAATAAATACGCGAAATATTGTATTTAGGATAAAAGACAATACAAAATATACAACTTATACAACTTATACAACTTATACCAGAGACGTATTTAGTTGTTGAGATACTTGGACAAATGTTGTGCATAAGGGGATATGCTTGATACACGAGGCATTTATGTAGGTACAAGTGCTTCGCAGCCCTCCCAAATAATCGAGAACAGTGTTTTCAATAGGGCCACGATATGGGACACTAACAACGCGACCTTCGGATGCGCGATAATTATCCATACCTCCATAGTGTTTATTCATAGCGTGAGATGAACTCATACCATAAAATATTTTACATTGAGATCCATCGGGGCGGGTAATAAGTTCACCAGGGTTTTCATCGTGTCCAGAGAAAGCACCACCTACCATAACAAAATCGGCACCTCCACCGAATGCCTTTGCCATATCACCAGGGCAAGTTATTCCACCGTCACCGATAATATGACCCCCTACACCGTGAGCAGCGTCAGCACATTCCATAATAGCAGATAATTGAGGCATACCTACACCGGTTTTCATACGCGTAAGACAAGCGCTTCCGGATCCGATACCTACTTTAACCACATCGACGCCACCATTTAGAATAAGCTCTTCTACTATTTCACGTGTTACAACATTTCCAGCGACGATTATTTTATCAGGATAAGCAGCTCGAACACGTTTACAAAATTCAACGAGGGACTTTATATATCCGTTGGCAATATCTATACATATCCAGTTACAATCTACACTGTCAAGAATGCGATTCAGACGTGTAAAGTCTTGCTCTTGAATTCCGGTGGATACCATAAAATAGTCTGGATTAAATGTCATATTATTTTTTTCCTGATAATCTATAAAATCTTTGACATCATAGAATTTGTGAAAAGCGGTTATAATTTTAAATTTTGATAAAATACTGTAAATATCGAAAGTTCCGACAGTATCCATATTAGATGCGATTATTGGAATACCATCCCACGTTTTTAGCGATATGCAATTCTTAAATTTGATAGTTCTGGTTAGATGAACGGCTGAACGTGTATTGAGGGTAGAGCGTTTTGGACGGATTAGAACATTATTGAAATCTAGTTTTAGACCTTCTTCAATTTTTGGCATTTAGTTATGTGTATATATGTATATGGATTTATAGGTATGTAGGTATGTATGTAGGTATGTATGTAGGTATATAGGTATGTATATGTGTTATATATTCATAGTAAATAGTTTTTAAATGTATATTGTATATTTATTAATGTTTTTTTTGGTAATGTATGAATAATATAAAATGTTATATTATAGTATATTAATACATAATAATAATATATTATGCCATTTTATTCAAATTTATTCTCAAGTGCTGGTATTTTTAATAAAAATAAGTATAATGGACCATCTGAATCATTTATAGAAGGATTTGGTGTTCCTGATTTTGCAAATGGTGATGATGGAGGCAGTCAAAGTGGGGATACAGAAGATAATGGGAATACAGGGAATAATGGTGGGAATAATGGTGGGAATAATGGCGGCGGTAATGGTGGCGGCGGCGGCGGTAATGGTGGCGGTAATGGTGGCGGCGGCGGCGGTAATGGTGGCGGTAATGGTGGAGGTAATGGTGGAGGTAATGGCGGGAGTAATGGCGCTACTGGCGGAACAAATTCTACATCACAGCCACCTAATTTGTTATCTATGTTATTTCCTCAACCGCAATCTCCTAATTTGTTATCTATGTTATTTCCTCCACCGCAATCTCCTAATATTTTGACTACTATTTTTTCAGGTTCCACAGGAACAACTGCACTAATTGGATCAATTGGTTTACCGGGTGTAAACAACATGATTGCGCCATCAGGTATTCCTGGTGTCCCAGGTACAGAGACAAATACTACAATTTCAAGCCAAGATGTGGCATTGTCAAATCAAATATTTATATATGTTATACATATTTTAGTATCAATTGTTTTAACATACTTATGGGGTGTGTTTGGCGCGAATGCTCTATTTTTAGTAACAATGTCACAAGATGAAAAAGACTATGTTTTTCCTACGAAACCATACAGTTTGCCGTATTGCGACGAAAAGGACACGAGCAAATGTTTGTTCGGCTATGGTTTCCCTTATAATTTATCAGCGCGTATGTGTAACTCTGATGAACAAATATTACATGTTATTGAGAAAGAGGAGAAAAATATAAATATATTAACAGCATTTAAAGATGGGAGTAGCGGTGACGGTGTATCGGATGCATTATTTAATTATATATTTAATTCAGTGTATGGTGGAGTTGGTAGAGGAGGGCGCGGGTTTATAAAGATGATGCTGACTTTATGTAATCCAACTGATAGCACTACACCTAAAAATAAAGAATCGTGGTCTACTGAGATGAAACAGTCACCATTGCGAAGATGTCTTATTTTTATAATTTTTCCGATATTGTTTGTTTATATTTTAATACCCATTACGGGTTTGGTATCAGGTGTAATGGGTGCTATATTTGGAGTATTAAATAATCATCCTTTTTGGGGCTTATTCTTCACACTTATATTAGGAATTTTCATATTCATAGGGAATGGGATATGGTCATCACTTCAGACATTATACTTTTTCGGTCTTTACCCCTGCACGTTAGTAGAACAAAATAAGAAAGACAGATATAATAATATTTTTGAAACTGTTAAACCATATTTATTGAATATATTTTATTGTTTTATAGTATACTTTGCTTTCTTGGATTTGGGTTCTGGAATAGGTGGAGGTATTATGTTTATTGCGTTAGTTGCTGCTATAACAGGGTTTGTTTAGAGCAACGCGTAGTTAATATTTAATAATAATTGAAAAGATGTTAAAAGTATAATTATATTATTATTATAATTATTTTAGTTATAATAATAATTAATTATATATTTATAGTAAAAATGGCAAGAAATAAAAACAAGAATAATCATTCTAATCATTCTAATCCTTCTAGTTCTTCTAGTTCTTCTAATATCCTACCGTTTGTGAGTGTATGTACTCCTACATTTAATCGAAGACCTTTTATTGAGATGATGGTTTCGTGTTTCAATAGTCAAGATTATCCTAAGGATCGTATGGAGTGGATAATTATAGATGATGGTTCTGATCCGATTGAAGATATGGTAGCACAACATCCAAATGTGAAATATTTCAAGTATGATAATAAGATGACGTTAGGTAAGAAGAGGAATATAATGCATGATAAGTCGAAGGGTGATATAATAGTATATATGGATGATGATGATTTTTATCCTCCTGAGCGTGTATCGCACGCAGTGTCGCGATTGACGGATAATCCACAGGCTTTATGTGCTGGTGCAAGCGAGATGTATATATATTTTAATGACAAGAAGAAGATGGTGCAGTTTGGGCCTTATGGTAAGGCACACGCTACTGCAGGGACGTTTGCTTTTAGGCGCGCATTATTAAAAGATTCGAGATATAACGATGATGCGTGTTTGGCAGAGGAGCGTGAATTTCTTAAAAATTATACGGTGCCGTTTGTTCAACTGGAACCACTGAAAACGATTCTGGTATTTTCGCATTCACATAATACTACGGATAAGAGAACCTTGCTGGACGAGATGGATAAAAATCCAGGGAATAATGGAAATTCAGGTAATGAATATATAAAATATAGCGAGAAGAAAGTCAGTGATTTTATAAAGGATGCGAAGATAGTAAAATTCTTTACAGAGGAATTGGAGGGTATGCTGCGTGGGTATAGCGCTGGTGATATAAATATGAAACCAGATGTAATGAAACAGATAGGAGAAATCGAGAAAAAGCGTAAAGAAATTATGGCGAATAATGCTGATGCGGTAAGGACAAGAGTTGGAAGAACAGGAGGTGGAACTATTATGTTTCACGAACAGGGCAAACCGGTTCGCGAATTAAATATTAATGAAGTCGCTGAACTATTGACAAAGCAAGAAAAACAATTGTCACAATTTCAGAATCTTAAAGATTTATATGGAATCATAATTCGAGAGAATACCAGATTGAAAGAAATAATAGAGGATCAGCAGAAAATATTGGATGAGAAAAATGTGCTAATTGCTGAATTAGATGCGAAGATTACGGCGAATAGTGATGTAGTATTGGTGAATATTGAAGAGTAGGTGGATATAGTGTATATAGCGTATATAGCGGATATAGCGATGTATATAAATTATTATTATCGATATTATAATTTTAAAAACTGCTTAAAGAAATTATAATAAATATAGTTATCATAGAACAAAGTTTCTTCGCCGTTGCGTGTGTATTTGTTAGTATAGTCAAAATGGTAAAAGATTGGGATAATCTTCAACAGTATGAGAGTCACAACCCCAATAGTACAGGTGAGGTGTATTACGACGATGATGACTCTCAGTCAAAGCATAGTAGAGATAGAAGGGGTGGCAATGGCGGTAGAGGTGGTGGAAGCAGTGGGCCTAGACGCCGGTTTTTTCCATCAAATGTACAAGGAAAGTTTATTGTAAATGCAATTACTGGTGTGGCTTATCCTTGGCGGGTGGGTTCAATATACGAGGATTTGTTGTGGAAGGTATGCGATGCAAGTGCAAAACGCGGTAAGTACGAGCCGGATTTTTACTTTTACGATTCACCAAAACAGGCGATCAGTCATAGGCGTTATAAGGCTGATGTGTATTCAGAAGAGACATTGGATTGGTGGAAGGGTAAAGTGGCGAAGACGACGAAGCTGCTTGAGAGCGAGGATGATTAAGGTAAGGTAAACATGTGATTAAAATATAACATATTGCGGTATGCGATATATGTTATATTTGGTTTATGATACTTACTACAGACATTCTAAATCTCTTATTTAAAGTATACCAAGATTTTATTTTGGTATGTTTTAATGCTATTATGGGTTTTAACTGAAACTACAACCCTCGTTTGATATTACAAACCAACAATTTAAAGTGCTATTCCAAATCATCTCAACAGCAGAATTAACATTCGTTAAAAGACAATTTGTAGAAACACTACTACTTTGATTACGGAAGACATTTCCGCCACCATTAATCGTTATACCTACATTTTGGTCGTAGTAATAAAACAAAAACCCAGCGGAAGTTTGAGCGTTAGTAGCAAATAAAGTATTAGAACCATTATAAGCAACGCATTCCCAAGAAGAACCGATAGGTAGGTTAGGGTTATATTGGGTTGTATCCGCCCTAATATAACTACCTTCATTTGTATAATACACACCAGTAGTAGGAATAAGTTTAATAAAATTAATAGGAAATGAAGGAGAAAAGAGATAATTGTTTAAATTCCAACTCGATCCATTCCAAAAAATATATATTCCGTAATTATCCGTCCAACTGGGATAAATCAAAGGATTAGTAAAAGAACCTCCAACCAAAATCCCACTTGAATAAGAAATAACAGAAGAAACAAAAGCATTTAAAGTTGTTCCAATACTGAAAAAAGAAGTCAAATCAAATCCGCTGGAAGTAATATAAGTAAATAAATAAGGAATAGTTTGAGGAGTTCCGTTCGCTAAAAGACTTGTAAAACTACCACCAACTATAATATAGTTCGAGTTCGCAGTATCTTTCGTAATAGATAATACATCACCGCCAAAAAAACCATTACCGCTTACATTACTAAAAGGATAAAAAGTAGCACCAGCGTAATCAAATGTGATCCATTTAGGATAGGTTGCTGATAAAATGCCGTAATAGTCGTCAAACGCACCACCAATATACAAGCAAGAATTAGCAGGATTATCGTAAAGAGTATATACAGAGTTATTCATTCCAGTATTACCTCCTGTAATATCAAAAGAACTATACCCTGTATTATTAATACCAACTAAATAATTATAAGAAACACTTGAAAAATCACCACCAACCGCCATCAATTGGTTAGAATTATAAGGGCAAAAAACTCTAATTCTACCACCATACGAACCCTGTAAAGTCCAATTAGCACCGCCATCGCTACTATAATAAATATTACCTATATCTGTTCCAACCCAAAACTTTCCGTCCCAACTATCGTAGGAAGCAGTTATATTTTCTACACCACTATTAAAACCACTTGTAGTGACCGATGTTGCTTGTTCCCAAGTAGCAGTTTTACCCAAACTAAAAGCAACATATCTTAAATTGTTTTCCAGAGTAGCGGTAGGAGCAGTCGCATTAGCAGTTAAATATACAACTTGTTCTTTTGAATACTGATTGTTATTAGGAGTTGTTATTGAATTACATTCTTGAATATTATTGCTATTACAATCCAAAGTCGCACCAAGACCTACTGAACCTGCTTGTCCGTTTAAAATTAAATAATCTACTATTCCTGAACCTTGTTGAACGCCAAAATCTAATCTACCTCTTACAGAACCAGTAGTCATTACAGGAGCGTTTTGATGTATTCTTCCATATTCCGTTTTCACACCAGTAGACGATTTAGCGTAAAAGCTCATTCGATTAAACTCTCCTGTTTGAGCGGTTCTTTGATTATAAAACTCCTCATATAATATTCCACTACCCACCCCACTTTGATTTAAAGTTAAAACAGGGTTATTGTTTAAACCAGTAGCGTTTATAGTAAGATTTGATTGTGTAAGTGTAGCATTTGCTCCTGTAATAGAATTATCAACAACTAAACTTGTTTTGGCAGTAGCCGTATTATCAATTAAAATATTCTCTGACCGCAAAAAACCACTATTATCAACCCATAAAGGATTAATAAGCCCCGAAGGTCCGGTTGATATAGGGGTTAGTGCTAAATATGTAGGGTCTATGCCACCCGTTACTAATAAATTACCATAAATTAACACGTCCTGTCCTGTAACACCTATTCCAGTATATCCCATACCAGTTATTCCGCCAGTTCCATTCATTGGCACCCACGGACTTCCACCAGTCGGGCCTGTTGGGCCTGTTGGGCCTGTTGGACCTGTTTCGCCTATTAAATTTGTAGAAATAGTAGTTACTATATTAGACAATGTAGAACCTCTCATTTCAATTATGAGTGTATGAAGTCCACCAGTTGCTTGCGTATAAATTTGAAGTTGAATTCTACTAGTTAATGCTACAGTATTAACAGGAACATATAAATTATATTCATATACTGCCTGTGTTACTTGAACAATCGTTCCAGATATAAATGTTCCAGTAGCTAAGTTCTTAATAAAAGTAGTTCCGTCAGCCGCAACTTCATTTATTACCGTCCAATATACTGTATTTCCTCCTCCTCCTGTGGATAAACTAAAAAGCGAGGTATTCCATATTCCTGCAGTTATCACTGTGTTTGTTAATACTCCGGGTTGAGTTACAAAATTACCAACAAGTATTGGACTTGTGGCTATTGAATTAACGGTTATTATAGTTTGGGCTCCAGTATTTGGAATAATGAGTAAGTCATCCGCAACAGGTAGCGTTGATGTTGATATTCCATCTAAATATAATACAAGTCCGCTACTAATTCCATTTATGCCTTGTCCACCAGTCGGTCCCGTAGGACCTGTTACACCTTGAATACCTTGTGCTCCCGTAGGACCAGTTACGCCTTGAATACCTTGTGCTCCCGTAGGACCAGTTACACCTTGAATACCTTGTGCTCCCGTAGGACCAGTTACGCCTTGAATACCTTGTGCTCCCGTAGGACCAGTTACACCTTGAATACCTTGTGCTCCCGTAGGACCAGTAGCACCTGTCGCCCCTACTGCTCCTTGCGGTCCTGTATCTCCTACCGCCCCCTGTGGTCCTGTTTCACCAGTCGCACCTTGAACGCCTTGTGCTCCCGTAGGACCAGTTACACCTTGAATACCTTGTGCTCCTGTAGGACCAGTTACACCTTGAATACCTTGTGATCCCGTAGGACCAGTTACACCTTGAATACCTTGTGCTCCGGTTGCGCCCCTAGCACCTTGAGCACCTTGAGCACCTTGAGCACCTTGAGCACCTTGTGGGCCTGTTGGACCGGTATCACCATTACCCTGTGTTCCTGATACACTATCTTTACAGCAAAGTTTAGTATTCAAATAGGTATTATAAGATGAGTAAGAACGCGATGACATTATATAGTATATATGTATATATAAATATTTATATAATATAAATACACAAATAAATATTATAAAAATGATTTTATAATATTTTATATAAAATAACATATATCATATCAAATCTTCAAAATCTGAATCCTTGTTATCATCGTCATCAATATGATTTAATACTTTTTGAGTATACTTATCTAAATATCTATAAATACGATTAATATCTAGCTTTGTAACCTCGTAGTTTTCAAGCATACTATATATTTCTTCTTCATTGTATAACCCTCTAATATATAGAAAAAAAGAAAATAAATCTTTCTGATCCATCGATAACTGTTGGCACAAGTTTTTAACAAAAAGAGAATTATTATATTCCGTACTATATTTCGTTAACACCTTTGTAAACCGCACTTCAACAGGATTAAATTTCGTCTTTTTCGTAAAATATTCGTGATACAATTTATTATTGTAAAATGTTTTAATAAGGGAACTCATCTCATTGAATTGCCACGCCTGATTTTGAAATGTAATGCGGTCAATATAGTCAGCAAAACAAATGTTATCCAATACCTTCTGATAAAATGGTATCGAAACATTTTTATCGTATTTACCTAACACATCGATTATATTTTCGTGCCACAATAGAGCAACTGTTGTGCGATCTGTCTCATTCATAAGCACCTTATGATGTTCTATAGGATAATTATTATTTATCAACTGTTGTGTTATCTTTTTGCTGTCGTCATTATAACTTTTTTGTTGAAATATCTTTTTTATTATATCATTTTGCAATATGTTGCTTTCCTTATTATTTGCCATCGATATCTGATGTATTGAACCAAGTTTGCGCAAATCTCCCTGTATAAATGAAACAATCGTATTATTCAGAGTTTTGTCAAACTTCATATTCATTCCTTTTAATAAACACGTTATCTGTTCATTTGTCGGCGTCTTCAACTCAAATGTATGACACACCTTAATCAGTTCTTTTATCTTCTTGTTTATCTGGTAGTTACCTATACAAATAATCGGATTAAATGTCACCTCCTCCATTTTCTGCTTCTTCGTTTTCTTAGGGCGGATAAGTTTAATAAGTGAATTTATTCCACTCTTATCGCCACTATTCATCGCATCAATCTCATCCATAACAATTACAATCTTCTTCACTTTTTTCTCAAACATTGACATTATATTTTTATCCGACATATTATGCTTCGTAATCGTATCTATAATAGACTTATTGCGAATGTCACCGGCGTCATACTTTATAATATCATAATTTTGTTCGCGCAATAAATTAACTATGAAATCAGTTTTTCCGGATCCGGGGTTACCATATATATATATTCCACGTTTTATAGTGATATCTTTTTTATGCTCTTGAAAACCTTCAAGAATAGATTTTATTTTATTGTATATTTGATCTCGCCCAAGAATATCATTTAAGTTGTTCATAGTTCTTTGGCGTTGTTATATTATGTGTTGTTAGGTTATGTGTTGTTATATTATTAGTTTTTTATTTGTGATTTTTACCTTATTAGAATATTATAATTGTTTCTATGTAGATTTATAACGGTATTTATTTTGTGGTATTTATTTTGGTGGATTCAAAGTATTCAATAAATTAAAGTTATTATTCCCTGGTTTGGCATTACGACTACTAACACTTAATTCGCTCATACCATTATTCACATCATTTATATTATTTAAATAATTGGGGTCTTGAACTTTGTGATAAGGTGGAGCGTCATTTAAAAATAATTTACCCAAAAGCCAAAAAATTGTTTTATTTTGTTTTTCAGTAACACCATTTTTTAAAGTCTCGTCATTTGTAATTCCGTCCCATTCTATACCATTTTTTATGGCATAATCATACTTATTTTGTTTTGATGGTAATTGATACGTATAGAATCCGTTTGGATTTAACACATTTTTAGAATTAGCGGCACCGGGTGTACATTTTATCTGGTCTTCTTTATTCTTAGAGATTGTCCAATAGTCGGGACATTTACTCACCATTGGTGCCCATATTTTCTTCTTATTGTTTGCTCGAATAATTATAATAATAAAGATAGGAGTTAAGAATAAAAAAGTAACTGCAGCTACTATTATACTTGCTTTTCGAAAACTTAATTTTATTTTATCTGAATTAATATCCATTTGTCGATTAATATATTATATAGTAATAATATTTTAATCATTGAATAACTGAATAACTGAATAACTGAATAATGGAATAACTGAATAACGGAATAATGTAATAAATGATATTAACTTGAGGTGGCGGTAATTTTACACTTAGTTATAAGATCAGGATTATTTGTTACACCGTCCCATGTGATACGCTTATTGCCTTTATTACAAGTACTATTAACATATTGATATTTATCAGCAAATAAGTCACATAATTTTGTTGATGTGGTGGTAGGAGTATAGGTAGGATAAGTGTCTTGTGGACCGTCGCAGCTTCCCATATTTATTCCATTTGCACTACATACGTAAGGCAGTCCTTCATTACCTTCCTCTAAAGTCCAATAATCTGGACACGTAGAAGGCGGTATATCAAATTTACTTTGTTGTTCTTTGTAAATAAAATAACCTACCATACCCAATAAAATAACAAATATTATAGTAGCAATTATCAATGTAACACTATTAAAAGACATTTATATATAAAGTAAATATAATTAATTATCACGAAATCGAAAACAAATAGAAAAATAAATAGAAAAATAAATAGAAAAATAAATAGAAAATCCAAATAGAAAATAACTAAATATTATTTATTTTTATAGTTTTCTATTTATTTTTCTATTGGTTTTCTATTTTATATTTATTTTATATTTAGCTATTATAATAACAATATAATAATATATAATATATAATATAACTGTTAAATGTTTTCAGGTAGCCAGTCTTATTCAAATCCTTCAATGCAAAAAGTTTATACAAAAAAAGTATCAAATGGTCGTATCGATATCGAGGGACCACCTCCTGATGTGAGATTTTCTATGTGGGATAAAATTCCTGTAAATCAGATTACCACATTTAGAGATGCTTTAACTGGTAACTGGGCAGATACCGATTTGAGTAATGCCTTTTTTAGCAAAGAAAATATACAGATTATTCAAAATGGGCTTCGCGCCGAGGTATATCGTTTATCCAATGGCGAATATAGTATTGGTCAGCAAGATAATGACGAGCTGAAGATTATAATGAGGGCGCTGTATCTGGAGAGCGCAGTAAATTTACCTACAAATATTAGAGAACAAGTGGCAGCTTTAAATCAGCACGTATTAAATCATTGTGTTCCTAAATTATTAAATGAAATTCGCGCTTATTTGAAATACAAACGGGATGCTAGTAGTATGTATACTGTTATGACATGGCCGGTATATGATACGGTTAAAGGTAAGACTCTTGAACTTAAGCCGTGGTTCTAAAGGTGTGTGGGCTTAAAGTTTAAATTACATTATAAATAATTTACACTATAAATAATTTATTTATAGCGTGATGTATTTTTATCATAAAAAATATTTATATATCTAAATCTAGATACAATCTTTATTTAGTTATTATTCTTTTATTTTGCCGCTTTGCCACCACTCACAACTGATTTTAATTTCGATTTTGATTTTAGCGATGATGATCCTGTTGCAGATGATTGTGCCACTTCAGTGAGTGATGTTCGTTCGACGAATTTCGCATATTCAGCTTCCAATTCTTCTAAATCATTTTGCCATAATTGTTCCAAAGATTTAGAACCAAGTTCACTAAGCTCCTTTTCTTTCTTTTCCTTTTCAGCAAGCAATCTTGATACATTCTCTTCCGATACACTATCCATCGGCAATTTTAGCAAATACTTATAACCATTTTCATCGTCGGCATCGCTGCTGCTGTTGCTGTCGCCACTAATTTCTTGTTCTTTATCCTTACCAGCTATATAGAGATCATACTTCCTCTCTTTCAAAAGCGCCGTCAGCATCTTGTTCGTCTTTCTGCGAAGGTCAATCGTGTCGTCAAGCAGTTCTGTAATATATCGCGCACGATTGCTGAGGACAAGTAGTTCGCGTGTGAGAGCATTCAGTATATACTGTTTTCGTTTCTCATAATATTCGAGTCTGACACCATAATAGTCATCAATGATTTCCTCGGCGCTGCTATATTTTTTAAGCTTCTCATTTGCGTCGAACATATTCATATTTGTCGTGGATTGTGTAGTGTATAATCCTAGACTCTTCTCAAGCAAATTACACTCGAATTCAGTCGCCTTTTCGCCATATGTTTTGATAATATTGGGCGCCATTGTAACCGTGATATCTACGGTTGTGTCTGTACTCATATCATTATATTCTTTCACGATCGGTGCGCTACTTGCGGGGCTGCTTTTGTCTTTGTCTTTGGATGCCGCTGGCGGCTCAATCAAGTGTTCCAGGAATTTCTTATAATCTTCTGTCCAAGTTCCTACGGGCAATTCCGTGATCCGAATTCTCTTTTCATCCAAAATCGTATAACAACCTTTGAATAAATATTTTGTATCTCCAACACGACGAATCGTTCCCTTGAAATTCTTGTAGAATGGTTCGATTGGGGCTGGTGCTGGCGCTGAAGCCTCCGCCAATACTGTCCCTGAAAGTTTGCGCTTAATATATTCGATGATTTGCACGGGATTATAACACATAATATCGGTGCTAAATCCGGTTCCGATTCCTTTTGTTCCATTTACGAGCGCCATCGGAATAATCGGCACATAATAAATCGGCTCAACGCTCTGACCATCATCGTCCAAGTATGTAAGAACCGCGTCGTCTTCACTCCGGAAAATAAGCCGTGTCAATTTATTCAATTGTGTGAAGATATACCTTACGCTAGCAGCGTCTGAGCCCCCTTTCATGCGCGTCCCAAACTGACCATTGGGTTCAAATAGATTGATGTTGTTGCTGCCTACGAAATTCTGCGCTAGGCCGACAATCGCCGCATTCAGACTTGCTTCACCGTGATGATACCCGGAGTGTTCGGATACGTAACCACTAAACTGCGCAACCTTGATTTCAGTCTTCAGATTTTTCTTGAATGCGGAATATAGAATCTTTCGCAATGATATTTTGAGACCATCCATCGTATTAGGTATCGACCTGTCGCAATCATATTTAGAGAAATGAATCATCTCATCATTGATGAACTTTTCATATGTGACGCTGGGCTGAAGTGTGTCGAGGTATCTGTCACGTGAATATGTCGCCAACCACGTCTTGCGATCATCGGCGCGTTTCTTATTGAATACCATATCAATCGCATTGTCGCATGTATCACCGCTGTGTGTGAAGTCCACGATTTTCTTGTGCTCGAAATACTCCTTGAATTCCTTGCCCGTGCTTGTTCCTAAACCTTTATAATATTTGATATTCCATCCGGAAGGAGGTGTGTGTGTCGCCATCGATACACCCGCGTCCCCCGCCACTGCTCCGCCTTCGCCCCCTTCTTTCCACGCGCGATATTCGCCTTCATTGTAGAACACTTTCTCTTGAGTCCCTTTTTTCGCCTTCAAAATTGGTGTGTTCATAAAGCCCATAAACCCCGGAAGTTCTGTAAGCGTCGGCCATTCGCTTTGAAACATATTAATACCAAGTCCCTTTATATGCGAACCGTCCAAATCCTGATCTGTCATAAACAATATCTTGCCATATCGAAGACGATATTTCACGTCGTCAGGTGTATATTTGCGCCCGACTTCAAGTCCGAGAATCTGCTTGATTTCGGCGATTTCATTGTTTTCAGCAATTTTCTTCACTGGTTCGCCGCGCGTGTTCATCATTTTACCTTTCATAGGATATACACCGATAAAATTGCGGTCTTCGCGACTAAGACCAGATACAATTCCCGCCTTTGCTGAATCACCTTCGCAAAATATAATCGTGCATTGGGCCGACTTATCTGTTCCGGCAAAGTTGGCGTCGATTAGTTTCGGAATACCACGAATCGTGCGCGTCTTTGTTCCATCAGTCTTTTTCGCCGCCTTGTTTTCCTTGACTTCGGTCAGAGCACACGCGGCATCCATCACGCCCATTTTCGCCAGTTTTTCGATGAAATCGTCGCTTACTTTACACGTCGAACCAAATGATGCGACCGATGTGCCCAGTTCATCTTTGCTCTGACTTGAGAATGACGGGTTCTCGATATCGCAACGCAAGAATAACGCAAGCTGTTCCTTGATTGTAGTCGGCTTGACGTCGACCTTTTTCTTGGTCTTTATATACTCCGTAAGTTTTCGAATAATCTGATTAATAATATATTCCACGTGTTTGCCACCCTTTTGCGTGTAGATGCCATTGACAAATGACACGTGCTGAAATTCGCCACTGGGTGAAAGCGAAACAACATACTCCCATCTAGGGTCAGGTGCTTCATAGATGCGCTTTGTTTCGCCTTTTGCGCCAATATAGAGATCAATATACTGCTGAAAATGTTTCACGGGAATAATTGCGCTATTGTATTTGACTTTGACTGTTTTGTCAGTCACGGCGGCAATGTCGTAGATGCGTTTCTCGAATAGTGCGCGCATATCTGGACTCAATCCCTGGATACCGAATCGCGCATAATCGGGGCGGAATGAGACCTTTGTATATGGCTTCGTAGTTGTGCATTTTGTGATCTTGGGTGGACAAATTTCGTCGAGATTGTTCTTGAATTCTTGGATATATTTTAGACCACGGATGTGATCGACGGTTTCGATGCGACCCCATGAAGACCAGATAAGAACGAGCTTAAATCCGAAACCATTTTTCCCGCCGACGATTTTCTCTTTCTTGTTTTCGTCATAGTTGGTGGATGTGCGAAGATGGCCGAAAATCATTTCCGGAATCCATAACTTGTGCTCGGGGTGTTGTGCTACGTCGATTCCGTTGCCATCATTTGTAATCGATATAATACCGTCATCGCTTATTTCAAATTCAATACAGGTTACAGGGAGCGCGCCGGGTTTAGCATCAGCGATTGCTTGAGCTTGGCGAACGACGTGATCGCGACCATTGACGGCGCCTTCGTCAAATAATTTGTAGAGACCTGGTATATACTGAATCTTGCGCAACACGATTCCATTGGCCTCTGACGATGATGCCGCCGACGATATTGAAGATGATTCCCATACAAACATCTCGGATTCAGTCATACCAGTTGAACCAATATATGTATCAGGTTTTTTGAGAACATGCTCTTTGTCAGACATTTTCTGATATTTAGCAAGTTCGGCGGATGGAGGGACCGTTAATTCCATTATCGTATTGGTTGCTAGTTCACTTGCTGATGGAAGTTGTTGTATGTTAATAATATTAGTAATCTTGGATGTTTTGGCCGTCTTGAGAGACTTTGCTTTTTGGATTTTTTCAACCGGTGTTACATTCGTGGTAATATCTGACATTGTTTGATGACAATGGAGACGACAATATAGGTGTTGTTGAGGTTTTGGTTATAGTTTGCTTATTATTAATTAATATGGTTTTTCTATATCAATTTTATATATTTTTTATTCAGGTGTAAATATATAAACAATATATAGTAATAGTTAATGCCTGAATACAATCTTGCTTCTAACTTGTTTAAGAAAAAATGCTGTCCTCCGAAGCCGCTTAAAAAAAATATTTATAACCCAGAAGTCCTTTCAAAATTTCCGATCAATATTAGAATTGCGCATCAAATTGTTGCATCTGTTGGAACGGGGAATCAGTGTTATACGGTTGCAGATAAACAGCTAAATGCTTATGGGAAGTGGGCTGGATGTCCTGGTGGATCGGGACCGGGGTATTCTTCGACGATGAGGTATATACCCAATGAAAATAGTTCAGGTTTAGGTCCAAATATTGGAGGTATTAATGGAGGTCCAGCAACTACGAATAGGAATGGATAATATTTAGCGATATACGGGAATTAATTATATTGGGGGATTTAATAATATTTAAATAGTATAATTGTATTTATAATTGTATTTATAATTTTTATTTATGAAAATATAATTAAATAATATTTTTTTCTCATTCTTTTCTATAAGAAAGATAATGCATAGCAGTTATAAGAGACGCCCTGATGGCAAATATACAATCAATGGTCGCGTATTCGAGAGACTTGTAGGATCTCGCGCACAGGTATGGCACGAAACGGCTTATAAAACGACTGGTGGCTTGACTCGTATGGATTTGGTTATGAACAAACACGGACGCGTTGTTTCTGTAAAAAAACATAAGACGGCAAAGCAGGAGAAGCGTTTGTTGAAGCACGGATATACGGCGAAAAAGGGAAAATTTGGTGCTGTTAAATTGGCATCGGCGCATAAATCTCGCAAATCTCGTAAATCACGCAAGTAAACGGCAGGTGATATGGTGCGATATGATGCGACCAAATTCTAGATAATTATATATTTCATTGTTTTGAAATATATGATTTAGGATTAGGATTAGGGTTAGGGTAGTATATGTTAATGTCGGTTGCTACGTTTACGCCGCTTAAATGTTACATTTTTTCGCTTTGATTTGCCTGAGTTGGATTTGGATTTGGATTTGCGCGATTTGGATTTAGAATTCTTTTTACGCTTGTTCTTATTTCTATGCGTGCGGTTGTTTCTTGCCAATTTGTTATGTTTATATTTATGGTTATGCTTATTTAAACTAGACACCGATTTTCGCCCGCTGTTAGAATAGGAATCATTGCTGCCACCGACAGCTGTGTATAATTGTTGTAAGACAGGATCTGCGAATACTAAATCACGCATCTCTTTATCTATTCTAGATACCTCACCTTTGCCACCTTCACGGCAAATACATTTCATAATCTCTTTAGTATTAGGAACACCCAGTGATATTAAAAACTCAATAAACATACCTTTTTTTGGGTTTAAAATTTGAAGCTCTCTAGGATCGTCTTTGGGGATTGTAAATGAAAGGATTGAATCTTCCAAAAGAAGAAGATTGTATGGACTATGCGGGGATGATGATTTTACTTTAATAGAGAATAAAAATCCCAATATTTTAAGTATTCGAGGTATAGGGTCGGGATCATCTTTTATTTCGCGACCAGCATCAATATAAAAAATATATTCTACTAAGGCACGTAGGGGAGGTTCTCTTAATAATGGAAGCAACCCTCTCTTACAACTAATCCACTCAGCCATTCTAGCAGCCATTCTAGCAGCCATTGTAGGGTCACGGGTAAAAGTTTCGAAAGTTCCAGGCCCAAAAACATCATCTACTAATAATCTTATTTGAAAATATCCACCTAGAACTAAGGCTATATATTTTATTCCTGTAACTCTTTGAATAACTGATAAATTTTCTTTAAAGAAAATTTTTAAATGGATTGCTGTTTTAGTTAGATGTTTCCACATAAAATTCAAATAAGTTGATGGTTTTAGTATTGTGCGTTCGGGTTTAATTTCTATACCGTATGCGTCACTGGCTTGGTGGCAAACATTTATTCGTTGACCCATCGTGGTTAACCTATCACGTAAGTCTACTTCATGTGTAGAATCCGTGCTTTGTGTTATATCCATAACGATAGGACCTGTAGTAAAAATATGCCTTAATGTATGTAAAAATATTACCGATCTATTGGATGCTGCCGAACAAATATTTCCTTGTTGTGTTGGGTAATATGCAAGACATAATGCGCGCTCTAGATTTGTAGGATATCTACCCCCGATGCGCGGAGCGTCCGATTCACTTAACATAAATAAACCCTTAAATTCGCTCGGACCAACGTGTTGACTTACAGCTGTTACCATGGTTAGAACCCAATTACTACAAGTTTGTTTAAACACATTTAGTACATCTGGTCCACGATTAATTACTGCTTCACACATACCAGCAATGCTTGTTTGGAGTCTACGTAACTTCATTAAATCCACTCCGACATGTGTTGTAGAGCCGTATGATTTAGGTTGAAGACTTTGTAATTCAGTTAAATGATCATTAAGTATTTCCATATATAATTTTAAATTTTTAGGATCATTGTCAAACTTACCTACAACGATACGAGCTAAACAATTTTCAGGGACAAAAAGTGTATATAAAACATTTAAAACTAAAGTCCAGACAGTTGCTATACAATTAATAGATGTTGCGTGATTTATTAAAAAATCATAAACATTATCAGCTGGAATAACCTGAAAAATTTCGAATACTTCTTCATAAAACTTTTTTAATGTATAGTGTTTAAATACCCCGTCAAGATGAGCAACATTGATTTGTTTATCATCTAAATATTTAAAATATTCTGCCACTGATCCTATTATTGATCCTTCCATTACCTGTAGTATAATGGCAAGAAATGAAGTAGGGTCTTTTTCATAACATCGACGTAAAAATACAGCAGTTGCATCAAATCTTTGAGCAAAGAGATGGTCCATATATCCAACAATACCAACAGACTGTATCATCATTTTTGTGAATCGAGCTAACGTAACAGGATCAAATAAATCTTTAAAAAAATAAAAAGATCCACCTAGTATCATTCTTATAAATACTCTATACTGCTCAGATTCAGCATTTTTTAGATAAATCATAAAATCATTATCAGATAAATTACCAAAAGTTTTGCTTAGAATAGGTGCTATAGTGTCCGGACTTATGGTTGCCCCAAGTTTTATTATATCGTTTAAAGCTAGATATACACGCGCTGCATTACTTCCTGTTAAAAAAAATTTAACATGTTCATTCATTATAGGCAATCTATTTACATCTTGACAAGCTCTAATGACTTTTCCATAATTGTCGGAAGTTCCAAAAAAGTCTGAATATATTATTTTTGCCAATGATCTGAATCCTAAACTAACATTAATAAAGTTATAAAAAATATTACAAAGAAGAGCAAATGGCTTTATGTTAGCATTTCGGTCAAATCTAGGATCTGAATATAATATGTTGTATATAGCTTGTGTTATCGTGTTAATAAAAGCAGCAATCGCTGTAGCAGCAAGAGCAGAAGCGTCCATATTTCCCGACATCAAAGCGGATATTGCATTTTGTGGCATTAACCCTTGAAAACAACTAAGAATAAGTGTTACTTCCTCTTTAGATGGTTCGGATAATGCTGTAATAGCACCTTGATTTGCGCATAATCTTACTCTTACAATAATATCTAATAACGATAAAGATTGTAGTTTACATGAAGCATGTGGTTGTGAAGCAATAAACTGAGTAAAATCTTGAGGGTTTGCAGCGATAAAAGCAGAAGCAATACTTAGACTATGTGGTTGTGAAGTAATAAACTGAGTAAAATCTTCAGGATAACGTCTCATAAAATCAGAAGCAATACTTAGACCTTGTGGTTGTAAAGCAATAAACTGAGTAAACGCTGGAGGGTTTTCAGCGATAAAAGCAGAAGCAATACTTAGACCATGTGGCTGTAAAGCAATAAACTGAGTAAACGCTAGAGGGTTTGCAGCGATAAAAGCAGAGGCAACACCTTGAGCTTGTGGATTTTGAGCAATAATTTCAGCAAACTGGGCGGGGTGTGCTGTCATAAAAACAGAGGCAACACCTTGAGCTTGTGGATTTGAAGCAATAAATTGAGTAAACACGTAGGGATATGCTGCGATAAAAGCATAAGCAATAATTTTAGCTTCTTCTGGATGTGAACCAATAAACTGAGTAAACTGAGTGGTGTGTCTTATGATAAAATCAAAAGCAATACTTCGAGCATCCGGGCGTAAACCAATAAACTCAGTAAACTGGGTGGGATATCCTGTGATAAAAGCATAAGCAATACTTAGATCATGTGGTTGTGAAGCAATAAACTCAGTAAACCTGCCGGGATAACTTCTGATAAAATCATAAGAAAGTTGTGGAGTAAAAAAAATAGGAAGCTGTTGATGACCAGCACCAACACATCCCAATTGTTGTAGCAATGGGGTTACGTCCTGAAAGACAGGAAAACCCACTACATTTAAAATGGGTATTTGTATGACATTGCCTGTAGGAAGCTTAATACACAATATAATTTTTTGTGTATCATACTGAATCGGTGATTTTTCAACTTTACAAGTGAAACTAATACCACTATCACTAATATTCCATCTCTCAATAACTGGTTTTACTTCATCATTGCATTGTCCAATTAATGTCTCTATTGCCGTTCTGTAATTATATGGTATTTTTCCAGCATAATAAATAACTGTTGTATATTTAGATAAAAATCCACACTTGTTTATTCCTACAAATCCTTTTGTGGCTCCATCACCGGGTAGATCTGGAACACATACCGAAAGTCCTTTGTATAGTGTATCAAAAACTAGACTAAATCGATGCAATAAATCAGTTTTAATTTGAGATTCTATATATCCCATAATTTTAAAACTAAATGATACAGGGTTAAAATCACCTTTTGATTTTGTTATACTTTCGCTAACATTTGATGACACTTCATCTGATTCTACAAATCCTTCACGATCCCTTTGTTCTGTTTCGGTGGGAACACGACCTTCAGCAGCAGCATCATCACGAGCCTTTTTAGCAACCGCGTTAACACTACTAAAAGCAGCAGCAGTAGCAGCATCATAACCAGCAACAGCAACAGCAGCAGCAGCAAAGCCAGCAGCATCGTAAGCAAGCTTACTAACATTTATTAATGGTTTAAAATTTTGTTGTAAAAAACTGATATCACAAGGAGTAAGAAGACCAGTAACCACGGGTGGTCCTGCTTCCACCGGTCCTGTATCTGTTTCTGGAAGAATACCAATACTAGGGTCGTCTATTTCAGATTCTTGTCGAAGTTCAAATTCACATTCTTGTGCTCTATCCCTCTCACAAGCATCATCCATATTATCAATATTATATGTTTATTATATGATATATTATAGACAGAATATATTATATAATAAATATTTATCTTTAAATTAATAACTCCACCAAAGTGTTCCATTCTTTTCTGTTAAACTGTCTCCATAATTATCAATTAAGAATTTCTCAAAGTATCGTTTACTTACCACCATCTTATTATGTTTATATCCCCATTTACAGTAAAAATCGTATATTGTATGAACGGGGAATGATGATGACGATGATGATGTAGTCACCGTTACCGCCGTTACCGCCGTTACTACCGCCGCTACCGTAATCGTATTTACATCTTTATTTTTACCTTTGCCCTTTCCTAAAGCTCCGCTTGCCGTATTATTATTATTATTACCCCCTAAATTTGCCCTCTTAAATTCCTCTATTCCGGTCATTATTTCCTGTTTTTTATCCCATAATTTACACCCAATATTCATCAAGTATTTATCTTCTTCGATACAAATATCGGGCAAAAAGTGGCGAATGAATCCTAAAATTGTCTGATCCGTAATTGTCTGGATATTTTTCTGATTCCCGTGATAGACATTTCCATAGTTCAAAAACAGGGTTGATAATTCATCTATCTCCAGTTCTATTTCATTATGTGAACACGTAATATTTTCATTCCAAAAAAGCATAAACTTGCTTACGATTGGTAAGTGTTTGCTCGTCATATTTAAAAATATTTCTTTATTATCGTGAATTTCGTGTATTTCTGGTATTTCTCCTATTTCTCCCGAATCTCCCGTGCTTGGCGTTACATCGTCATTTGCGGCATCCCCGTCATCTGGGCTGGTCGTATACTCAATCCGCTTCATAATATGCTTCTTAAGAACGTGTGTAAAGAACACATTGGGTATTTTCTCTTCCTCAATAAATATTTTCCAGAGATAAAGCATATTCTTCCAAGTGATATGAACACCTTTACACGGCTCCATAGTGGATGATATAAACCGAGAAATGATGTCGTCAT